CTATTGGTTGATAAAATAAAAACCGAATAACATTAAAGGGGCTTGCAAAAGTCCCTTTTTTGCTATATAATATTAAAGTTAAGAAATAAAAGTTTAAATATGAAAACTTGTAACATCTGTGGGCAAACAAAAGCACTTACAGAATATTATATCAACAACTATGGGTATCCTCATGGCAAGTGTAAGAAGTGCTATGTTAAAAAACAACAAGAAAAATATGACCCATTGAAAAAAAGAAATGAAAATCTAAAAAGATGTTATGGAATAACCCTCCAAGAATATAATGAAATGTTAGATAATCAAGGTGGTAAATGTGCTACTTGTGGAACTACTGAACCAGGTGGTAGGAAGTCTGGTAGAGGTGGCGGCGCTGATGTATTCGTTGTAGACCACTGCCATAAAACAGGAGAAGTTAGAGGACTTCTTTGCCATAGTTGTAATCGTGCTATGGGACTGTTGGGAGATAATGTGAGTGTGATTGAAAATATGATTAAGTATTTGGAAGAACATAAGCACTAATACTTATTGACCCTTTTGTTAAGGTATGTTAACATAAATATGAGAAATAACAATGGAGGCTATGACTTCATCAACACTTTCACAACCAATTTCACAGCGAGGATGGTTTGATGTCCTGGATGACTGGGTTAAACGTGATCGCTTCATATTTGTGGGCTGGTCTGGACTACTTCTTTTTCCCACTGCTTATCTGGCCCTTGGTGGCTGGCTTACTGGCACAACGTTTGTTACTAGCTGGTATACCCACGGGTTGGCGTCTAGTTATCTTGAAGGCGCTAATTTTCTCACAGCAGCTGTTTCGACGCCTGCAGATGCTATGGGTCATTCTCTTCTTCTACTTTGGGGTCCTGAGTCTCAAGGGGATTTTGTCAGGTGGTGCCAACTTGGGGGACTCTGGACTTTTGTGGCGCTCCACGGGGCTTTCAGCCTGATTGGATTTATGCTGCGTCAGTTTGAGATTGCTCGTCTGGTAGGAATCCGTCCTTATAACGCAATCGCATTCTCTGGTCCTATCGCTGTATTTGTTTCTGTATTCCTGATGTATCCACTGGGGCAATCCAGTTGGTTCTTTGCTCCATCCTTTGGTGTGACAGCAATCTTCAGGTTCCTTTTATTCCTTCAAGGTTTCCACAACTGGACCCTCAACCCCTTCCATATGATGGGAGTTGCTGGTATACTGGGTGGAGCACTGCTCTGTGCGATTCACGGTGCTACTGTAGAAAATACATTATTTGAAGATAGTGATCAAGCAAACACTTTCAAAGCATTTGAACCTACACAGGAAGAAGAAACGTATTCAATGGTTACTGCAAACCGATTCTGGTCGCAGATATTTGGTATTGCTTTTAGTAACAAGCGTTGGCTTCATTTCTTCATGTTATTTGTTCCTGTCATGGGTCTCTGGACTAGTTCTATTGGGATTATCGGACTGGCTTTGAATCTTCGTGCTTACGACTTTGTAAGTCAGGAGATTCGTGCTGCTGAGGATCCTGAGTTTGAAACGTTCTATACAAAGAATATTCTACTCAATGAAGGTCTTCGTGCCTGGATGGCACCAGCAGACCAACCTCATGAGAACTTTGTATTTCCTGAGGAAGTTCTACCTCGTGGAAATGCATTATGAGCATACAGTATTTTGCATACTTTCTTCTGTTTGTATTTGCTCTAATCGTTATTCTCAATGAGGATCACGATAATGATGATGATCAAGACGGGGGAATTTTACAACCCGTCTATTCACAAGGACAAAGTTAAAAATAAATAAGAGGAGTTCTCTGAACTCCTTTTTTTATGTTATTCATTCTCATAAGTTTTATACTCTTCGGATTCTTTATGTTCATAATGTCTATAACACAAGACCTATGATATCTTCTACTACCCCATATAAACACGCGGAAATCATTAGAGAAACTTGGCCAGGTCTTTACAGAAAACCAAAAAAGACCTACAATAATCAAAAGGATTCTAAAAATGAAAAAGTATAATGAAGAATATTTTTCAGTAATTCAGACTAAAACTGGTAAAAAGATTGCTGATTGTGCTGAAGAATCTGATGCTCTTATGATGGTTTCATTTGATCCTCAGAATAGAACTATTACAAAAAATAAATTTCTTATGGGTCCTGTTGTGGATGTGGAAATTCCTAAGGCACTTCCTACAACTGATATTGTTGCAGTTCACACAGTATCTTCAGAAAAATTTGATGAGTATATCGATAACTTACTTGAACCCAAAAAAATAAAACTTCCAGAGGGGCAAGGGAAACCTGTAGTGGTATGAATAAAATAAAAAAAGTTATTGAATTCTTTGAAAGAGACTCTGATATAACACTTTATGATGAGTGGAATTATATTTACATAACTCTAAGAGAATTATTCAAAATAGTTTCAACCAATTCATTTACATATATAAAAGTAATTATTAAAAAGTTATGAAATTTACAGTTTATTCTAGGGAAGGATGTCCTTATTGCGTCAAAATTAAACAGGTGCTAGAATTAGCAGGTCTTGAGCACGTTGTTTATACTCTTGAAACTGATTTTGACAGATCTCAATTTTATGAGCAATTTGGTTTAGGTTCTACATTTCCTCAGGTTGTTTTAAATGACCAAGAAAATCTTGGTGGTTGTTCGGATACAGTTAAGTACTTACAGGAACAAAAATTAGTTTAATGAAAAATACTTTTCACGAAGTTTATTTTGATGTTGAAAAGGCAATTGATTTTGCTTTTAAAGGAAAATTTGTTTTGAAATTTTATGATTATCTAAAAATTCGTGAGACAAAAAAAGTAGAGGTTCAAGAATTTATTGTAAGTAAAACTGCCTCGGAAATCAATGAAATCGTAATGGAATTGGATGAATACTTAGAAGGCGGAATGGATTCAAATCACAGACAACTTCGTGAAGGATATGGACATATCCCTAAACCTGAAGCAAGAAAAATTAGAAATTATTTGTATGGCATCTTGGAAGATGCTCAAAAATATAATTATGAAAAAGGAAGAAGAAGTCGAAAGAAGAAAACTAAATAGATTAGATCCTCATATTAATAGAGGATTTGAATTGATGTTAAGAACACATCATAGGAGGGAGAAATCATCAGAACCAAAAACATTTCACATTAGTTTTGGTAAGATTCTATCTCTCTTCCGCCGAGAGATACATTTAAATTTTGAGTTTCATTTGGATATTAGAAAAAAATAACTCTCGGAGAAGGAAAAATGTTAGCAGTAGCTCTTACTCTCGGAACATTAATTTCAATTATATTTTTCCTTGTCGGAGGAATAATAGGGTGGACAGTTAAGCAGCATTTGGTAGAAAAAAGTTATGTTGCTTATACTCATCCAGAAATGTTTGATTCAAATGGAAATTTGATACCAGACGAAATATTAGCAGTACGATTTGAAAATGACTATGACATCGACAACGAAGACGAAGAGGACGACGAATAGTATCCCTATTCCTAAACTTCAACCAAATCCTTTTCAACACGAGATTTTAGAACTTGCTTCAAAGCAGAGAAGCAATGCTAAGAAAGTAGAAGTTTTGCAAGAGTATCGTAATGATGGTCTTGTGACTCTTTTTATTATGAACTTTGATGATAGTGTAATTAGTGCTCTTCCACCAGGTCCAGTTCCTTATGCTGGCGCTGAAGATCAAACTTCCCTTGGTGGAAATATGACTGATATGATTATGAGCAAGGCAAAAAATGAAGGTATGAAGAGTAATGGTTACTATGGAACCGAAAGTTTTGCCGACGATATGTTAAAGACTTCTATTCGTAATGAATATAAAAACTTCTATATTTTTGTAAAAGGTGGAAGTAATTCAATGTCTCAGATGCGTAAGGAGAATATCTTTATTAATATGATTCAGGGTCTCCACCCTCTTGAGGCAGAATTAATGTGTCTTGTAAAGGATAAGAAACTTACAGATAAATATAAAATATCTTTTGATGTTGTAAAGGAAGCATATCCTGATATTATTTGGGGAGGACGTTCGTGAGTAGACTTCGTGATGTAGTAAAAAAAGCGCAGGAGAATTCTATGACTGATGAAAACCGAGAAAATGGAAATAATTCTGCGCAGTACGGATGTGAAATACTTCTTCAAAAAACAACATTAGAACAAGCAAATGATAAAAATTTTCCAAATGATGCATATTTGATTTGGTATAAAGTGAATGAAGAACAATATCTTGATTTAGTTAGAGGATCTAGGGTTCGTATTTTTGATATGTATTATGATAAGTATGGACCTGGATCTGTTAAAAAGATTGATTTTGGATATGGTAGAATGAGCCCTAAGATGTGGGGATATAAAGAACCTGAGAAGAAGAAAAGAAGATGAGTAATGGATTTGGAAGTGAAAAAGTAAAAGTTTCTTTGAATGAAGCAGAACTAAATAAACTGATTAAAAAATATAAAGGTCTTCGTAAATATATGAAATCCCCCCTTTACCAAGTTAAGGTAATGGATGGAACTGAAACTGTAGTTTCGGAACTTATGGATGAATATAACCAAGACCCCATAGATTTGTAGGAAAAAAATTGATGGGAAAGCATTATCTACTTAACTTGTATGGATGCTCGTTTGTCCTTTTGGACGACGAGCGTTGTCTTATTGA